TTTGGCAATGGTTGTTTCAACGGTTTCAATTGCCTTTTTTGTTTTTTCAGCGTTTTCAGCGGTTTTGCCAAATTTTATTGTTCCCTCAAAATTTCGTGATGCAATACGCTTCAAAATTTCGTCCCTTTCGCGTTCAAATTGTACAATTTTGGTGGTTGCCCCCAATTGTAAATTCAACGCCTGAAATTGTGATGCATATTGTTTACCACCTAACGCGGTCAATCGGGCAATTTCCGCCTCATTTGATTTGATTTGTAGTTGATTGCGTTGTTGTTGTTCCTGTGCTTCATTCAATCTTGTCAACACATCTTCCAATCGTTTGGTGTCAATTTTATTTTGAACGGATGCCAAAATTGATGCCGCATAACTTTGATATGCCGCGCCCAACCCTTCCACCAAATTCCCCTCCAATTTCAAATCACTAAAATATTGTGGGTTGATTTGTTGTAATTCTTTTAATGCAGCGGCCTTTTTTTCACGGGAGGTGGTTTCGCTTTCCAATGCTTTAACCAATACCAAAATGTTTGCCTGTTCGGATGCCACACTTTTTTGGACTGAATTTATTGCGCTTTCAAATTCCTTTAATCGCTTTGCGCTTTCTTCCGCTTTTTTTGCCGTCCTGTCAACTCCATTGTCACTAAAAAAAATCAATGCCGTTGATGCCGCAGTCAATGCAACTTGAATACCTGCGCCTCCGGTCAATTGTCCGGCCAATGCTTTTAATACACCTTTGAATGAACCAGTTTCGTTTTTTAATGCTGAAAATGAACTAATTAATGGCCCAACATTATTTGAAACATTTGACAAGCCATTTGGTACATCTTTGACGGTATTTGTCAAATTAGAAAAAGCCTGACTTGCATTGTTGGATGATGTTTGAACGCCGCCCAATGCCCCACTAACTTTTCCCAACTGGGTCGCAGCCGTATCCGCACCCGTGACCGTTACCGGTATATTTATTCCACTCATTTCATTTTGTGTTTGCGTTTGATTTCATCCCACATTTGACGGTCAACGGTGATTTTGCTTTCATCATTGTCGCGGGTCAACGGCCAAATGGTGTCAATGTTTTGTTTGCCACCCAATGACCGGTAAATGATTGTTGCCGCATTCCGTATCGCCAATGATTCGTCTTGTAGTTTAACGAAATAACCCCGACAAGCAAAAAAATACTCACCGGGGTCACTCAAATAAAATTCGCGCGGCGTCCATCCTAAACGCCCACAGGCCATTTCTATGCATTCGCCTCGATAGTCACCGGCTTTGGTTTTTCCTTTTTTTTTGTTTCATCCACGGCGGTTTGGTATTCCTCCGTCTTTTTATATGCTTCCGAATGTTTGAACGCTTCCGCAATGGTGTTGACCTGGTCCGTCGTCAATGCATCAACCCAATCCATGACCTGTTCCATTGTGAAATCAACTTCAACACCTTTGGCATACGCATTGCCAACCAAACCACCATAAACCATTGCATATGCGGCGGTCGCGTCTGGGAATTCCTTTGACGCCTTTTCGGACATGACAATCAAAGCCAGGTTGTTAAATTTCAACCCGCGTTCCTGACCGCCCATTTCGATTTTGCAATAATTCATTACGGTGTTACGGTTTGCGTTGTGGAACCATAAATGGACAACGTGCCGGAAAATGTGGATGGGTCGGTTTGGTTGTAGTTTTTGGACAACTCCGAAATGAAACCTGTTCCGCTTAATTCCTCATCACCGGTGATTGGTGACGCCGGGGCAATTTTCCAACCAATGGTTGTTTGGGATTGCCACAACGTAAACAGATCAACACCGGAAATGGTGCCAGTTGCCGGGTCGTATAAATGTTGCCCTTCAAACGAAACGGAGTTTGTTTGTGTTCCGGGCAATGTGTCCGGTCCGCATTTGGATGTTGCGTCAATTACATTGGACGTTCCCTGCCATGTTTGGTTTGTCAAACAAACAACGGTGTCATATGTTGTGCCACCCGTTGGGTCAATAAACAACAGGACATTTTTGCCTGATAATTTGTGTTCGGCCATGATTTTGTGTTTTTATGGGTTAAAGTTAAAAATTTATCAATCATAAAGGAAAAACAATATTTCCCCAACTTCGCAGGGTTGTTCAAATGACACGGTCCCGGTTGCTGAATCAAATGTGAACCGTTTGTCGGTCGGCGGTCCAGGGGAAACCAACGTGTACTGGATGCCATCTTTAAACAGGCAAATTGGGTTTTGCCCGACCGCATCGCCAACAACAAACGACGTTTCCCCACCTGTGGCAATGTAGGTGAACCGGCTGACCCCATTGACAATAATGATTGGCGTTGTCCCGTTCCCGGTTCCACCAATGAAAATGTTGTGCTTGAACGTGATAAACCGGTCAATGTACATCCGATTGCCCAGGTACCCGTAATTGTTCGTTTGATCACTTACCAATTCCGTTGACACCATTTGCACCCCATCCATCGGCAAAACAAACTGGCTGATGGCATAAACATATTGGTAAACATCATCGGCAATTGTTTCAACCAATCGCCCCTGGTTGGCGTATTCCTGATATGTATGGATTTCAACCGTGATTTGCGTTTCCGTGTCAGCTGAATTTTTGGTGGATGCTTCGTTTGAATTTATGGACCGGAAAACAATGTATTCTTCAGGGTTTTGATTGTTTGGCAATCCCTGATAATACACAGGCAACCCAGTTGCCGTTAATGCCGCAAAATATGCCTTCCGCAATGGGTAATTTATGTCGTTCATTGTACGGCGTTATTTAGGTCCTTTGTTAATTGCGGCAAATTTTTATTGAATGCAGGGTATAAATACGGACGGGGTTTCAAACCATTACGCAATATTTTCAACGCCGTCACGTAAGCCGCTTCAGCCGGTATTTTGCCCGTCCGTTTTGCCCATAGCGTCAACCTGCGTACAAAATCGGCAAATGACCCGTTGCCCTTCCCTTTGAACTCGGCGGCAAACGATTGCCAATCACGGGGCAATCCGCTGACGTACGATGCGGCAAATTTTTTTGTCCCAAATTCAACATATGCGGCATAGTCAACATTCACATTGATTGTCGCAACATAATCGGTTGCAGGGTCAAAATTTATTGAACGCGCCAAAATGCCTTCATCCTTTGGTGCTAATTGTTTTGCATCGCTTACCGTTGACAAAGCAAATGCATTCAACGCGGCATTAACACCGGCTTTGAACTTCGGTTCAGCAATCTTCGCCTGGATCGCCTCAATGCCGGTTGCCTTTATGCTAAATGTTGCCATCCACTTTTGTTGCAGTTATTTCGTAAAATTGTTTTTTCCGTTCGTTGGTCACCTTTATTGAATTGATGGCGTATTTGTCGCCCATGTATTCCAACGTGTAGTTGGACTTAATGGTCAACAATACCCGCATGGTGAATTTTACATCGTATGTCCACACGTTCATTGCCTCCGAATCATTGCCGTTGCCCCGTGTTGTTTCCACACTCGCCATTTGCTCCCATTCGGTGACATCGTCAACGAACTGGCCACCGGCGGAATCAATGCCGAATGTCGGGTAACTTACTTTTATCTTTCGGTTCAGTTGTCCAATCATGACACACGGCGTAATGGTTTCAATAATGACATGGCAACCGGCGACATCGTCCCTTCCTTTTCATCGCCACGGTGTTCATACAAATATGCAACCTGACACAACAACGCCCGTTTCAATACTTCCGGCAAAACGGAATACCCGGCATTGTATTCAACTTCGATGTATGAATAAGCCGGTTCAGCAATTTGCTTGAAACGCGGCCCAACAACTTTGAATGTGGGTATGGTTTCGCCATCGTAATTTTTCATTGACGTGATGTCAACGACCGGGCCATATGGCAAATAAATGCCACCACATGCATTGCACAATGTCACCGTCAAATCGCGGTTGATGAACCCAATGTTGGTGTATTGCTCACACATTTGCCGGGCGGTTGTTATGAATGCTTCAACAATGGTGTTGTCCTGACCCAATGCATCAATCAAACAATGGTCCAGTGCTTCCTGTAATGTGACCGGCTCAACCACCGGGTCCGGGTCGTCAAATGCAATGTCATAAATGCAATTGAATGTGGCACCTGGCCCCATCGGAAATTGCAATTTGTCAATGTTGTATCGGTAGTCCATTTTGCTGATTTGAAAAACCCCGCCCGATTTGGGCGGGGCCTTATTGTCAAAACATCAATTGTTTATCCGGCTTTGTAGACAAAATAATTGCTGCCATAAATTGGAAACGCAATCCGTTCTTCAACCCGCACCGTGACATTGTTTTTCCGAACATTGTCCGAATCCTCGTAAAAGAATTCTACACGGGCCGGTTCACGGACAATCAAATTTGCACCATTCACCCAATCGCCGACAATGGACGAACCCTTGGCCAATCGTTGATTGGTAAATATTGGAATTCCGGCAATGTACATTTGACCATTTGTGAATGAAATCGCGGCATTTGTTGCACTTGACATCAATGTAAAATAGTCCTGTGGATTAATCAAAACACCTGTAACATTTCGACCCAATGCCGCCAATTGCCCCATATCGGCAATGATTGTATTGACGGTCAATGCGCCGGATGATGATGTTGTGAAATTGCCTGAATCGGTAATGCCCGAAATGTTCGGACTGGTACCGTTCCCATTTATCAATTGGTTGTCCTCGGCGACCAACAACAATTCGGTCAATCGGCTTTCAAGATATGACGAAAACGCAATGATGTCGTCCATCATGTTCCGTGAACAAACCAAAAACCCGGCAACCCATTGCGCAGGTGCAACGACTTGTGAATAATTTATGTCGTCGCTTTTTTTGGTTTCACCCTCGGCCGAACTTGTCACCAACGGTGGGTCTTTAAATGATGTTTCTTTAACGTACACATATTGTGAACCTGACATCAACCCCTGATTGATTAAATTTCGTACATGTGGTGTTGGGTCCAACAATGGAGTTGCACCCGGACGAATTGTTGAAACCGATGCATTGGCAGTCGGAAAATTTCCGGCAAATGTCATGTTTTTCGCCTCAATCAAATCCAACGAAATTGACTTGCGTTTGCCGTCAAACAATTCCTGTATGCCATCCTTTTGGCTTTCCATTGCCTTCAACAATACATCGACTTTCAACTCATTAAGAATTCCACTCATTGCGTTTCGCATTTATTTGTTTACAAATCGTCAATCAATTACGCACCGAATGTACCGGCCACAAAATATGTGTTGCCGTAAATGGGTAGCGCGATGCGCTCTTCAACCCGGACGGTCACATTGTTTTGGCGGACGTTGGTGGAATCTTCGTAGAAAAATTCAACGCGGACCGGCTCACGGGTTATCAGGTTTGCACCCATTACCCAATCGCCAACAATGAAATTGTTTGCGGTCAGGGCGGTGGATTTGAACACGGGAACACCTGCCAAATACACCTGACCATTTTGGATTGTTACCAGTTGGTCGGGCAATGTGAATTCGCCACCGGTTGTTGCATTCAACATCATTGAATAGTAATCGGCGGGGTTCAACAGGATGCCATTGGCTTCCCGGTCAAATCCTTCAAGTTGGCCGATTGATTCAATCAAACGTGAAACCTTTGCCGTTGCGGTTGATGATGCAGCGGTGAAATTACCGGTGTCCAGGATGCCGGAAAGTTGGGGCGATGTGCCTGTTCCGTTGATGATTTGATTGTCCTCGGCATTCAAAAGCAACTCCGGCAAACGGGTTTGGAGGTACGAACTAAACGCAACGATGTCGTCCATCATGTTCCGGGATGCAACCAGGAAACCGGCGATCCATTGTGCAGGTGATGCAACTTCGGCCAGGTTAATGTCAATTTGCGGCTTCAATGTCCCTTCAGCGGCCGGGCCAACTGGACCACCACTTATTGAATTTTCTTTGACGTAATTGTACGTTGAACCGGTCATGCTTCCGGGTTGCAGCAATTGACGGATGTGCAGTTTGCGGTTGGCTCCGGGGATGATGCCGGGGCGGACGGTGGCAACCGATGCGGATGCAGTCGGGAAATTACCGGCAAACGTCATGTCCTTCATTTCCTTCAAATTCAAGGAAAGGGATTTGCGGTTCCCGGCTTTCATTTCTTTAATGCCATCACGGGCATCGTCCATTGCCTTCAGCAATACATCGCCGAACGCTTCGGGTTGTGATTGGTTGGCGGTTGTTCCGGTGTTTTTCACACGGGTTTGGACCATGTCCAGGGCCTTGATTGTGGCGTTCAAATCGGATTTGATTTCGGCCAGATCGTCGGCAGTTACTTCGGGTTTTGCCGATTTCAGCGATTCAATCGCTTCATTGATTGCGGCCATTTTTTCGTCCACGTTTTTAGCGGTGGATTGCTCCAGGTCGGCCTTCAGTTTGGTGAACTCGCCTTCCAGTTGTTTGATTATTTCGCTCATGATAATTGAGTTGAAAAGGTTTTGAATAATTGTTTTATGTCATCAATGTTGATTTGCTCCGGTTCCGGCAAAGTAACCCCATCGGTCGGCTTTGTGTCCTTTTGCATTTCAATAATGATTTGAGTAAGTTGTTTTTGTTCAATCAACAAAAGTTCGATTGTTTCGTCCGATGCGGTTGTGTTGCGGCAAAATTTTTCCAATGCCTTGCAACGGGCCAACATACGGTCCAAATGCTGATTGGCAGTCAGTCCCTTCATGCCAACAATCGGGGTCATTTCATTTGCTCCCCATGCGGTCAATGACGAACCTTCCCACAATTTCACTTCCGTGATTTCAAACCAACCTTTGCCGGGATTTTGTTGGTAGTTTTCAAAATCCTGCAATTGGTTTTTCTTTATCGTTTTGAATCCGATGGAATGTTCAGTCACAATGCCTGATTCCACCATTTTGATAAAATCCTGCCCCAACGTGTGGGACCCGGCTTTTGATTCGTAATACAAACCGCGGCCATCTTCCTTCAGCACCTGCAAAACGCCAGGCACCTGGCTCACGTCATGATTCATCAAATGTTTGATGCGCGGCCTCGCCGATCCCGGGCCATTTTCCGCAATCGTTTTGGTGAATGCGCCGGGGCGGATGATATCGCCATCCGAATCCACGTTGTTGAATGAGTTGAAATAACCGCTTACGATTCCCTGTTTGCCATCCACATCCTTTATGGTTGCGGAAATTGAATCGGTTTTGTATTGGTAGATGCTCATTTCGGGATAAAATTAAAAGTATTTTGATTCATTGTCGTTTCGTTTTTTCCCCACTCGCCAACGACATATTTGATTTTTTATTGCGAAACCATGACAATCCGTCCATTGTTATCACGTTTCGGTTCATAGCCAACCGTACATCGGCAATTGCATATTTCCTTTGCCGGGGTCGGTTGGCTTTTCGTTCCCCGGTCACCTGGTTGCATCATCGGAAACCCACCAACAATGAACGGCTCATTGAAATCAATGGTCGTACGGTTGACCAACAAATGATCATGACGCGTTCGGTTGTCAACCGCGGAAATCCAAATTTTGTTCAATGATATTCCAGTTTTCGCCGCCGCCAATGCCGCACCCTGGTTGGCCGCCGTTACCGTTTCCGTCCGGGCAATCAACCGGGAACGCCAAACCGGGATGGCAACGTCATAAATTAGGGCAATTGTATCATCAATCCCGAACCCACGTTCCGCCGCCATCCGTAATGCTGACAGGATGTTGTCCCTCGTTGTGTTGTTGATATTTGACACGTCCGACAACAGGTCCATGTCAAAATAATTTAATATCGCATCGCGTAAAAATTCCGACAACCCGATCGGCATTTGCGCCTTTTGTCGCCTCAACTCACGGTTCAATCCCGTGTAAACCTTCGCACCCCATGTCAATCCAGTATCAACATAAATCTCACGAATCACGTTCACCAATGGTGCCGTGTCAAACACAATGACGGTGGCATTGGTCGGGTTGCCCAAATACCTTTCAATAAATGTTTTGATTTGTTGCCGGATGGCTTTGTTGACTTTGCCCGAATACAATGATTCCTTTCGGCGTTGAAACCGGTTAAAATCACGTTGGTATTTTGCCTGTTCGTCCGGGGTCATGTCTTAAATTCAGTCGGGCCAATGATGGGTTTGTCAGTTGTTCCGGTCAACCGGCGCAATTGCTCCAACAACCAAACACGCCGGGCAATGGCGTCCTTTCGCTTTGCCGGACATGTGTAGTTGATGGGGATGGCCCGTTCAACGATTTGTTGCAGGTTGTCCATAATCAGGTGAAATTGGCAGGTCAGGAATTGGGGCCATGTTGGCAATGGGTTCATATCCCGCTTTTATGTAAAACTGATCCATCATGATGTCGTCCGATTTGCCGTAATTAAACGCCTCCAATATCATGTTTGGTTGCATGATTGGCAATGTGCTGAAAATGTCGGCCATTGCCTTCATGTCGTCCTGCAATTCCGTAATACCAACCAAATCGACATCAACGTAATAATCCGGACCGAACAACGGTACAATGGACTGGTTCAACAAATCACGGTATGCATAAACTTCCGGCAACGCGGCATTGGTATACAACCGTTTAATCATCGCATTCACGTTCGATTCGGTCGCGGCTTCCCCATTGTTGAACAACACATCGCTGACGCCATACGCATTGCAAATCCTTTTGAATGTATATTTTTGCGATTCAATGACCTGCATGTCAACCGGTGACAAGCCGATTTGGGTAAACGTCACTTCATTGCCCATGAACAAATTTTTACGGGCATTCAATGTTCCGCTACTTTCCGTGTAAAATTCCGATTTGAGTTTGCCCAATGCTTCAACCGATATATCCTCCATTCCCTTCACCGAAACAATCCCCTGCGCCCCGGCGTTTTGGAACCCACGGACCATGAAATCATTTTCCGACCTGGCCCGGGCCGATGCCCGGTTCAATGCCCGTAATGGGGACAACCCAACCAATTCCGAACCTTCGGTGGTAAACTCCGGATTGAAATAACGGGAATGCAGCACCTCGTCCGTTGGTAGGTTGATTTGCCCCAACAATGACAACGTGTAACCAGTCACCTGCCGGGGAAATGATGCCACCACCCGCGGGGTTGTGTATTGGCTTGGCAGCAACCACATTTCGGCCACCTTGCCTGTGTTTACTCCCATTTCGATTTTCGGTGCATAGATGTAGCCGTTGCCGGTCGTCAATCGCATTGTGTGGAAACCTTCCCGGAATTCGTTGACCGTGTAAAGCGGATTCGGATTGTTTAGCAATTGATAAAGCGGGTCCAGGCCATTTACTTCCTCCAATGCCATTGCCTTCAACATCATTTTGCTGACATATGATTGGGCCGTCCATTGTTTGGTTTTGGTCAATCGGTCATAATCCGCCGCCTTCCTTTGGTCAATCTTCCGGTAAACCCGGATTGGAATGGTGGCCGATGTTTTGGCAATCAATCGGACGATGGAATAAATGTCGTCAATACTGACGTACCTGTCCACCTGGGCCATCGGGTTGTCGTTGGCATATACGGCAACACCATTGTTGATCAGCGCGGACGATATGGTGTTGACCGGCACCACGGCTTTTTTGTCCAGTCCAAACAATTTGTCAATCAGGCCCATGTTAGGTTTTTTATAGGTTTCAAATCAAAGTATTCGCGCATCATAATAGCATCGGCAAAATCCGGTGACCGCCCCAAAACTTCCTTCACTTTGTCTTTGGGCAACACCGCTTTTTTCATGTCCGAATCCAATGTTTTTTGCCGGACACATTCCAATTCCTCAATGATCCATTGCTTTACCTGTTCGGTTTCACAAGTTAAAAATAGTCCATTTTTGTTGATTCGTTCGGCCAACCGGAAATAGCATTGCGATTTTATGTTCACATAATTTTCCGGCAAATCGTTGTTTGGCCGGTCAGGTGATGGCAACGGACGGCCATTGTTCACGAATCCTTTGACCTTCAAAAAATCAACCGGGCCACCACCCAAACCGTCCGAATCAATCAGGCAATTGGACCGCCCCGTTTCGTTTTTGCTCATCGCCGTTTGGATGTATGTGGATGTGACGTCCAATGTTTGGCGGGAATAATGTTCAACCGTACCGCGCCACCCATCCCATTTGATGATCACGATTTTGTCACCACCCAACCGGGCAATGTCCGCCGTGATGTAACGGGTCCCACCCGGCACATGGGTATTGGTAAAAACGTCCAATATTTTTTCGTAATCAATCAATGACGATGGGTCGTCGTCCGTTTCCCATTCACCATGCAGCAACCGCGCCCGTTCGTTTTTCGACAATGTCCTTTCCAGGTTGGTCAGGTATTCGCCAGGCAACAACCGATTGTCCACCGGCAAAGCCTGGACAAATTGTTTGTACGGCTCCAATGTCCCATCCTTTTGGCGTTTGTAATATTCCCTGTACAGGTAATTTTTTGACGGGTTGCAGGTTTGCAACAACTTCGGATGCAATTTGTATTCATCATTCATCCACCGGCCAATTGACGCCATCAAATTGTTTTTGGCGGCTTCCTCAAATTCCCCGGCTTCCTCAATCCATCCCCTGGTCATTTGCATTGAACCGAAACGATAATATTCCGGGTCGGATGGCAGGTACTTTGCATCCAATAAATAAACGCGGGATTTGTTGTGCAGTTCGTAGTAATTATCTTGTCCGTTGTATTTCCACATTGCCGGGGTTATCCCCCAATGGCCGAACACCTCATGGATGGACGGGATTGTGAATTTGCGAATGTTTGTAAGCGATTTCCGCGCAATGAAATAGTGGGTGCCTGGATAAATGAAGGCATCCCCAAAAATCAGCGAAACGCCCAAATATGATTTGCCCGAACCTTTAGACCCACCGTAAACAATGTCGGTGGTGGTGTTGTCAATCCAGTATCGGGCCACCTGTTTTTGTTTGTCGTTGCCATGTGTATTGAAACGCAGTTGCATCATTCAATGGTCATGCCGGTGATTTGGATGGGTCCACCGTTTGGTCCGGAAATTTCGGTTTCAACCCTTTCGATGTAACCTCGTTTCTTCCCCTTTGTTTTTAATTTGAAGATAATTGCCGCCACATTGCCATTGGCCATTTCATTGTGTAGGCAATCTTCGGCAAAATCCAATACCTCGTTTTCCAGTTCTTCAACGGCACTTTTGTATTGTTCATCTTCCTTCATCCATTCGTAATGAGTATTACGGGCAATGCCGACCATTTTTGCGGATTTGGAAACGTTGGACATTGTATGGCCTAACGCCTCCAACATCCTTTTTTTGTTGTCATTAGTGTCACCGACCATGTCGTAAAATTAAAATAATTCTAATAACCACCGAACGATTGCCCCAATCAATTATTGCACAACCGGTGACATGGACGGCATTGGACAGATTTGACGCCCTTTCCTATTCTTTTACCCTTTTATACTTTTTACCTTTTTATACCCCCTCCCCCCTAATTATATAAAGAACCCTGTACAACCTGTACTAATTAGATAACTAATTGATAATCAGGCATAAAAAAAGGACAGAGTTTGAAAAATCAAACCTGTCCAATATTGTCCACTATGCCGGATTTCTTATGAATATTTCACATATTTGCAATGTATTATTGAAAGAAAGGATAAAAAAGTATTTAATTGCCTTTCATGGACACGATCCACGAATAATTCCATCCGTGTCCGAATGTACATTCCATTTTCGTCAAATGGATGCGCCCAATAAGTGACGGTATATGTTTTTTCCGGAAATAGTGACAATTGCGGGTCAAGTTGTTTTGGTTTCATATCAAATCGTTTTTATAGTGTAATGCAGCACCTTTTCCGTTCCCACCCTGGAATCGGTGATGCAATACCCAAATTTTTCACATGATTCGGTCAAGGCCTTTTTAAACCGTTTCGACGAAAAATCCTTTTTGTCCAAATCATTAGCCAAAAGGAATTCATTGTAAAGCGATTTTGCGGCGTTTGGCTGACCGATATTCGTTTCAATAAACCCATCCCACCAATCTAAAAAATCCGCCGTGTAATTCAACCGGATGTGTTTCCTGTGCAATTTGTCCGAATTCGGTTTGTGTATTATTCCGTCTTTCAGGTAGATTTGGACGCAATGAAACAACAGGTTGTAAAACCGGTTCCATTCATCCCGGTCCCAGTCGTCAAACAAACGGTGGCCGAAATGGTCCAATGGAGATTTTGTTGCTGAAAAAAAGTTGCTGAACTCAAATACCCGTTGCCGCCGTTTGGCATGGTCCCCGGTTGACGGTATGGTGTAATTGGTCGTAAAAATGATTTTTGGGGAATCAGCAAACGGGATGAACATTTCATCTTTATTTTTTTTCTCAATTGTGATGCCTTCCGTGATTATTGGGTAAAATCCTTCAAAATCCACATTTTTCCGCATATCCTCAATGGCAATGATTTCGGTGTCCAGGCCCACACGTTGGAATGCAAACGATTTGTCCAATTTGAAATTTTTGCCGTCAACCGTTTCGATTTTGGCTAATTTGGACAATGCTTTGACCAAAATTCCCTTCCCGGTTCCACCCCCTTTGTTTTCGTCCTCTGTTTCCTCGGCCAAAATAACGGCAAATGGTTTGGATGGGTCTTTGTATTGATGCAACAAATAGCCGACCATTGACACCAAATACATGGTGTTTTCCACGTCATTCCCGGCGACCAATTCCATAAATTCGTAAAACTCGGCATCCTTTTCGACGTCAAAATCAATGTCAATGTTGAAATCAATGACCTGTGATTTCCACACAACGCGGCCATCAATTTGGTTGTATTTGAGCAATTGGATTTTATCGGTGGTTATTTTTATGATGCCGTTGGTAAATGTGAAATAAGCGGTGTTTGCATCATCACGCAACAGGTCCAGTTGTTTGGCGTCCATGAATTCAATCAATCCTTTGCCAAAATAGGTTTCGTTTCCCTTCATAACGACCTCCAACAATTCCGGCGGGGTAATCATGTCAAATGTTTCCGGCAATGATTGAATGTAATTTTTGACAAATTTTTTGATGTTTTCCGGCGTCACTTCAATCACCAACCCATCCATTTGCCTGACAATGATGAACCCATTTACCTTTTGGTCATAAAAAAATAAATGGAACCCGTTGTTGTACAGGAATTGGATAAATCGTTGGCGCGAAATGGTGATCCGTGTTCCGGCGTTTGTTGTCACGGTGTCCCAAAATTCTAATATAGTGTCGCCACGTTGCGACATGACATTGTTAATCAAAACATTTGCCTCATCCCGGCTTCGTTTATCCTCCATCATCAAAAGGTCGGTGATTTGATCCTTTGTCCGCCCGGTGGCCAATGCCTGGTTGATTTTGATGTTTAGTTTTTTTTCGACATTGGCGGCGGCTTCCCCGAACCCATCCGCAACCAATTGTTTGGCGGCTTTGCTGAAATCCCCATTGTGTTCCAATATGGCATAAACGGCGAATGGTTTGTATGCCCGTTCGGTATCAAATTGGGTTGATGTGGTAAATACTTTGAATAAATTTAAGCCGGTGTGATAATCACCGGATGAATGGGCGGTTGTTGTGCCTGGACGTTTCATGCGGATCCGTTCCCCGGATTGTTCAACACGGGTCCATCCATGTTTCGTTAGTAATTCAACGACATCCGATTTGGCATTGTAGTCGTCCCACGGCGTTGTCCCGTAATTACGCGCATTGGTGTTGGTTGGTATGCTTTTTTCTTCGATGTAGATTTCATTGAATGAACGGCACACCGTCATGATGTGTTCACGTTCGTCAATTGAAATGATTGGAATGTGGAATTCCGACAATCGGTTGTAACCTTCGGTAGGTGGCGCAATGACGTACCCACCCTCACCACGGGTTTCAATCAGGCATAATTGCTTTGCATTCGGGTTGGCAGCGATTTCATCCGGTGTTGCCGGACGGTTTGCCAACTTCAAATTGGCGTCAATCACTTCGCATTTGTACCCTAAATGATAACCGCCGGACCGGGTTTGAACGCAATAAAGCCGTTTGCCGATTTCGCCAAGTTGGTCCATCAATCGGTGGAACAGGTCACCGGACACATCATTTTTTAGGTCAACATCAATAATTTCAAGATTGCCCGAAACCGCACCGCAAATGATGGCAATTCCTTTGGCTTTCGGATGGGCAAATTGTTGGGTGATTTCTTCGGTGGTTGGTAGTCGGGTTTGGTAATCTTTCCAGGGTAATATTGCCCGTTTGTTGTCATTGGTGGCAATACAGGCGATTTTATGTTGGTGGTAATATTGGGCCGCTTTCAGCAATTGCGATTGATTGGACATTTTTTAGTTGATTGATTGTGAAAACATTGAAACCCTGGGCATTTAATTGTTTGTGCCGGAATTTTTGCAGGGGTGACAATTTACCGTCAAATGCTTTGACTTCGATGAAAAATGTTTTCCCCTGCTTTAAACACATCAAATCCGGCATCCCGTTGTGGTTGGTTTGTATCAACTTCACAACGGTCCATCCCTGATCAATCAACATTTGTTGTATCCGTGATTGTATTGTACTTTCCCTCCAACTGTTTGATTTCGCGGCGGACATCGTTAAAATGTTTTTGTTTGACAAAAATGGTGATGGCGACTTTCCGTTCACCTTCCGGCAATCTACGGCGACCGCGGAGTTTTTTCAATTCGGTTGTTTCGGTTGTGTTTGTGTGTGTGTTTTGCATATTAAATATTTTTTTATGCGGCAAAATTAAATAAATAATGCCGAAAATATTTTTTTTTATTTCAGCAATATCCCGATACTTTTGCAACGTAATAAATTTTTCACCAAAAACATTTTTATGGCACTAACAAAAAATGAGAGCAAAACAATTTTTCTCTCAATCAGTGATGGCAACATTGTGCGGCAATTCAAAGAACCGAACGAACGCACCAAACAACGGACGACCAAAACCGGCAAATTGGTACATGAAGAACGATTCCGGGACCTGACTGGAATGCTGACCAAAATTGAATCCAGGGAAAACGATTTCGGCAAACAATTGACCGTACATTTTACCGATGGGTCGGAATACTATTCCGTGTCCATGCCTTATTCGTCCAGGTATTCATCCAGTTTATTAAAGGCAATCCCAAATTTGGATTTGACGCAACCGATTAAATTGATGCCATGGGCAATGCAGGATAAAAACGATTCATCCAAAACCGTCACCGGAATCACGTTGTATCAATCAGGAAACAAAATTGCCCCTGCATTCACAAAGGATAATCCAGGCGAAATGCCCCAAATGCGCCAAATTAAGGTCAAAGGCAAAATAACCTGGGACGATTCCGACATGATGGACTGGCTGGAAGCAAACGCCAAATCATTGTTGGCAGCAATCAAACCCGATGAAACGGCGGATGCCCCGTTCTAAAATCCAATAAAAAACCCCGGCCATGAATGGTCGGGGTTTCATTACCAAATTAGTGCAATCAACTTAAAAACAAAAATATGCTAAACGTAATCAAAACCGAAAAAAACCAATTCACATTTAGTGACGGACGATTTTATCAGTCCGAATCCGGTGGATGGGTGCCATCCGTCACCACTATTTTGGAAGCCTACCCGAAACCTTACGCATTGCTCCAATGGTTCAAAGAAAAAGGCGCAGCGGCGGACGAAATCCGCGACATGGCAGGTCGCAGGGGTTCAAACGTGCATGAACTGACCGAACGCTTTGACAACGGCCACGAATGCCATTTGTTGGATGAAAACGGACGCCCGGCGTATTCATTGGAGGAATGGGCGATGTTTGAAAGGTATGTTGAATTTGCCACGCGTTACAAACCCGAAAATTTGTTGATAGAACAAAACATCGTCAACGAATCGTTGGGATATGCCGGAACGATTGACCGGGTAATTGACATCAACGGCAAACGGTTCATTTTGGACATCAAAACATCAAACATGATTGCCAATTCGTACTGGCTCCAATTGGCGGCATATCGGGAATTATTGGCGGCGAATAGATTATTTACCCAAACCGATGGCGTTGCGATATTGTGGCTAAATGCAAAAACCCGGACTGACGGCAAAAAAGATTCCATTCAGGGCAAAGGATGGCAATTGATAACCAAAACCAATATTGAAGCAACGGACGATTTTGATTTGTTCCAATGTGTTCACCGGCTTTGGTTGAAGGAAAACGCGGACGCAAAACCCAAATTGTTAACTTATCAATTGATGCATCAAAAATAAAAATTAAAAATTATGATAATCACTAAAGATGAATGCCGTGTAATTGCTGAAGCAATTAGAGTATCAACTGACCATTTAAGCAATGGACAACAAGAGGTTGACTGCCAAGATACTTTGTATGCTCTTAAAATTTTTCAAAAAAAACTTGAAGATGCTGCAAAGGATATGCGCCGAACTGGTCGCACATCTCATGATGATTGGTATGATATGATACAAAGGTTTACTAAACGATACATAAACCCAAATAATTCATAAAAATAATCATACATACTAAAAAAATAAAACAATGAAAAAACTTCTAACCACTTACGCCAAATTCAAATCCGGTAAAATATCGGGGTTGGATGATTGGGGTTTGATTGAACCAGTCCCAACCGTTCAACCTCCACAACCGACAAAAGTTGTGGAGGAACCAGTTGACGAAATGATTGATTTTTGGGATTATTATTTAGCCGTTGCCAAACGGGATTTTGCCCGGCATTATCAGTCCGTAAAAGGGAACAACCCGGCCAATTGGATCAAATGTTGGTGTCAGGATATGAATGATTTTTTGCATGGTTGCAAAATTAACACAAACGAATTTATCAGCACATGGTTGCAAGGGATTACCAAATAAACATCGCCGAACAGGCGGCGGATTTGTTGCGTACCAAACGCATTTCATACCTGGTCATGCAGGTCCGAACCGGAAAAACATTGACGGCATTTTTGACGGCGGAAAAATTAGGGGTGCAAAATGTCCTGTTTGTAAGCAAACTGAAAGCAATTCCAGGGATTCAGTCGGATTTTGAAAAATATGGTGGTCAATTTTTTATGACTTTTATCAATTATGAATCGCTGCACAAATTGTATGGCAATTTTGATTTGATAATTTTGGATGAGGCGCATTGCCTGGGTCAATACCCCATCCCGGCAAAGCGGACCGAATTACTGAAGCAAATTTGCACCGGCAAACCCATTTTGTACCTATCGGGAACCCCAACACCGGAAACCTATTCCCAATGGTTCCACCAATTTTGGGTATCGTCATTCAGTCCTTTCCCGCATCGTAATTTTTACAAATGGCACCATGAATATGGCATTCCGAAAACAAAATATGTGTACAATCGTGAATTGAACGATTATTCGGAGGTAATTGCCGAAACAATCAACCCCATTGTCAATCCATATTTGTTGACCTGGACGCAACAAGAGGCCGGGTTTGAAATGCCTGTGGATGAACGGATTTTAAGTATTCCAATGCCGGAACGGATTGCATTGGCCGTTAAAATAATGCGCAGGGACAAAATAATACAAACCAAATCGGGTGCCACGGTTTTGGGCGACACGGCGGTCAAGGAATTGGGCAAAATCCATCAAATATGCAGCGGGACAGTAAAGGATGAAGATGGCGGGTTTCACCTCATTTCGGACTACAAAACCCGGTACATTGCCCAACATTATCAGGGCCGTAAAATCGCCATATTTTACAAATTTCAAGCGGAATTGGAGTTGCTGCGCCAAACCTTTGGGAACCGGCTGATTTTTTGCCCGGAATCCTTCAACGCGGCCGGTCCTGACCGTGTATTTGTGTCACAAATCCAATCCGGTCGGGAAGGCATAAATATTGCCACGGCGGACGTCCTGATCATGATGAACATAGATTTCAGCGCAACCAGTTATTGGCAAAGCCGGGCCAGGCTACAAACTAAAGACCGGAAAACACCGGCATTGGTGCATTGGATTTTTGCGGAAGGTGGGATTGAAAAATATGTTTATGGCCAGGTGTCAAAAAAGAAAGATTTTACCGTTTCGCATTATCATAAAATAAATATGGATTAAAATTTGTTTTTTAATTCAGCAAATACTTATCTTTGTGGAAACAAAACCAAAAACCATGATCAAACAAATTCAGTTCCCTTTGTATGAATCCCCGAAAAGGGATGATAATGAGGAAAAATATGGCCATATCCTCGCCAACCAGTGCATTTGTTGCATGAAGCCAATGGCCGATAATGAAACATACATGGTCCATATGTCAACCGAATGGTTGGCAATGGACAACTCAATTGTTACCACAACCGATGCCGAAAAACACGGTTTAGAATCACAGGGTTACTTTCCAGTTGGTAATACTTGCGCAAAAAAAATGCCTCGTAATTATCTACATAAAAAATAAACCACCGGGGTGCAGCATCCGACCAACTGCATTTTTTCATTACCAAAAAACAAACAACCATGACAACAAAAAATTACCTGAACGGAGCCGGTGACTGGACAATCAAAACCATCTTTTATCCGGACGGATGGAGGGCATTGGTAATCCTGTCAATGCCTTCAAATTACACAAATCAATATTGCAAACTTGAATCAACCCTGGAATTTTTGGTGGATGGGTTTGATGATGAAGAGGACGCCATTGATGCGGCAAAATATGAGGCAGACCAATTTTTTCTTAATAATTAAACCAACCCATCATGTCAAACCCAAAACCTTACAACCCGAATTGGTCATACCTGGCCATTGCCATCATTATTTTCCTTTGCCTGTTTGCTGATTCATTATTTGAAACCTTATTCGGATTTTGATTAAATTAGTTGAATGAATTACATGATTTTACCCGCGCTCACAAAAAACCCGTTCACCATTTTCAACATAGTTGACAAATCATGCATTTACTTTGACGTCGATTTGCCGTACTTGCGGAAAAAACTTCGGGACAACCGCCGGGTTGCCATCCGGCAAATGGTGTTCCGGTGTTTGCGGGTTGAATACAAAAAAACATTCACCTCCATTGCCGAACATTTCGACATGGACCATACAACCGTGATTCATTCAATAAACAAACTGGAAGACCTCATGTCCGTTTACCCCGACCTGCGCGAAGATTATATCAATTACATTTCAAACCTCAAAAATTTGCTTGACTAATGACAACACTACTTTTGGCCATTGTTGCCGTCGTTTACATTGCTATTTCCTGTTTCTTGATTGACTTCGAAGAAAAAAAGGAAAGAGAAAAAGATAAAATGGGCAAATTGACCAAATCCGATTTGCGCGAACTGATCAGGGGCGATTTTTTCAGCCAAAACTAAAATCAACCAAATATGGGCATTATTACCAAATTTTCTACACAATCAAAACAATCAAACATGGCACCAACCGCACCAATTACCGGTAACCCGGTCCAAACCGAAACCACCCAGGTAAACCCACAACCCTTTTATCACGCCATCCGCATACTTGCGGACATTCCGGACAATTACATCAAATTATTCCACATTGAACGGCTGACCCCTTATACGGCGGCCATCATGATTTGCCACTCCGAATTCGGGGGGTCAACCGTTTTCACGGCGACTGAAAAAACAATCATATATTTCAAATATAGCGACGCGGCGACGGAACATGATTTGCCGTTGGTAAAGCGGGTTGAAATATTTGAAATAGGCAAATTTTCAATCACAATGACCATTCAACCGGATGGCACCGGCACCGTGTCAACTTACATTTGGTATTGACCAAAATATAATCCAATAAAAAACCCCTGCATGATGCGGGGGTTTTTCGTTCCATAACAATCGAAAACAAACGCTGCCCGATGGGGCAACCTCTTATTGGGGATATTTTACCCCGATTTTATATTTTATTGCAACGTAATTTTATGAAGCCAGTTGTGGAAACAACCGGCCGTTTTTTGGTTTTTCACGGGAAATTAATTTCGGCAGGTTGTCCGTTGCAAAAATATACCAAAAAAATGAGAGACAAAACCGGGACATATCAACAGGCAAAAGCCATACATGACGACATGGAGTTGAACACCGTCATTTTGATGGACATGACCGAACCCCACATCAAGTTGTTCCGCAAACATTTGTCCGATATTACAAAGCGGTCGGCATCATCCGAACGCAAAAAATTCGTCACACGTTACATCCACGGCAAATTGACCGTTCACCGCATTGCATAAAAAATAGAACCCCAGCATGGAAATGCCGGGGGATCATGGATATTGGCAACCTGCCTTTGCAAATCACCAATACCGCCTTAAACCATTAAAAAACAAAGCACATATTTAGTAGCGTAAATATCCGGCAATTTTCTTTTTTGGCCGTTGTTTATAGCAAACCATCACCCCTTCCCGGCTCCCCGAATCGTTGGTGTTGCCTTCAATCGTATAAATAAAATTTGTGTCGGTTTTGACGACAATTCCGGTGTGGCCCAGGCCGCGGCCGTAATTCATGATGAAAATGTCGCCCGGTTTCGGGTCGGTTACCCGGTATTTGCGGTCGGCCTTATTCCATGCGGCCAGAACTCCCCCGGTCCGGATTAGTGGACAATTTTTGTCCACTTGCGAAAAGCACCAATAAACGAACGCCATGCACCATGCGGCTGGGAAATCAATCCCGACCGATTTCAGGTAGGATTTGACCGGCTCGCCCCAATTGCTTCCCAATGGCTTTTCGGCCTTGCCGATTTGTGTCTGGGCCACCTTCAATGCCGCTGCGCCTAATGCCATTTTTTATTGATTTTGTGGTAACTCACAACAATTAAAAGCAACATGGCAATCAAAAACAAAAGGAACCAAAAATTGCCGCGATTTCGGGCCTTTAGGGCCGTTTTTTCCTGTTCGTTAATGCTTTCCCTTGCCACCTTCAAATTTTGCTCCAAAATGGCAGCAAATTGCCTATCCTTAACAACCACCCGGATGGTATCATGGACCGGAACCGGAACCCGAATCGTTTTAACGCGGCCGATGGCGGTTTGATACCCTTTCCGGTATGCGGCGGCAATCCGGGGTTGGCAGGTCCGGTCAATGTAATCCGCGGCCTGGCGGACGGAATCTAACAGGTCAATGACCGACAAATGATCATCCCCGCTTATGCCGGACGGGATTTCAATGTAAACGGAATCCCGTTTGCCGGGAATGTAAATTGAAATGGAATCGTTGACGCATGGGTTTTTTTCCAACCATTTTTGACCAACCTTTTCAAACTGATCCTGGTTGCGCAAAACCCGATTTGCCGGGTTGCAGGACGCAAAAATTAGGCAAATGATGAAAAATCGTTTCATTGTCCAGGGGTTTCGGATGGTTCCGGCTTCAGGAATTCATCGTTGGAATTGGTGACCAGGTTTTTCAAGATGTAACCCATTGCCGACATGATGGCAACGGTTCCGATTGCTTTCCAGTCAAATACCAATGTTCCGCCCTGGATTGTTTGGTACATTATAGTCATGACGGATGACAGGACCGATACAATCAATCCTTTCAAAAAATCATGTGGCGTTAATTTAAGATATTCGGATTTCATTTTTTTTTCGTTTACGGGTTTTTAATTCTTTACTAATTTTTATCACGTTGTATGCAATGGTCGTAACCGTTGCAAAAATGGTCAGCGTATATGTTATCATGTTCGGGTGGATTAATCCTATAAAACATATCGCGTTCAGTTTTATTGACATCCAGTCAATCATGTGTTTCATGGGTATCGGTTTTTCATAGGAATTGCAAAATTGATACCACCCTATAAACGAAAAAATACAACTTACTGGTTGTTAGTTGTATTAAGTTTTTTTCCCGTTAAAATGATACCGTAACTATTTATCCCAATTGAGCAACCCGGAACCAAATTGCCGGATAATTGCATGGACCTTTATTTCGGAATTTTCGCC